CAATCTTTTCTTTTTGACAATCGTATAACTTAAACTTTTGAATACCATGATCAAGCGTAACAATGTAACAATAATTATCAATAAAATAAATTGGATCTTCAGTACATTTTTTGTACTTAAGAATGTTTTCTTCGGTAAATGGTATCGTAACGCCAATCTTTTTTAGACTAGCGTTACCAAGATAATTTTCAATCATTACTTAGTGAAGCTGCGAAGCATCCAACCTTGTTTTTGATGTTTATCTAAAATGTCTTGTAGAAAGTTACTAATGGCAGGTTCATTTGCTAGCTCAGCTACTGCAATACCAGCGCGAAGATGAATCATATAACGTTCATTATCATCTCTTAAATTAGCCATCATATTGAGAGCACTAGGTATTAATTCTGAGTCTGGAATGTCAGATAGTTCTAACATTCTTGGTAAAGATGTTGGTGCATAAACATCAAGAGCACGAATGTGTTCAGCAATTGTATCTACATTATTGAAAACAGATTGGTAGAAATTACCAAGAAAATCGTGGTATTGAGCAAAATCTGGACCCTCAACGTTCCAATGATATGTGTGAGCTTTAAAATACAAACCAAAAGTTGTGCCCAAAATAACTTTCATTTGTTCAATTAATTTTTCCATTTTAATCCTACTTATTTGCCTTAATGAGTTTCATTAATTCTGCGGTAGAGCCAACAAAAACAGCTTTATCAACATTGACTCCATTTGAAGATGTTTTATCTATAACTAAATCTTTTTTTCTTTTTTGTACTTCCAATAAGTCTTTATTTAGATCCGATAAATTCTTTATCATATTAGCTGCAACTTCATATGCTCTTGGTGATTCGGAATGTTTTGCAACCTGTAACAAGTCATCTATTGCATGACTGCCTTTACTAATTAAATCACGAATATTTTTACGAGCAAATTCTGAATCTGCTTCAACCGGATTATTATCACCAGCCAAAACAACTTCTTGTTTGACTGTTTCTACCTTAATTGGTTCTACATCAAAAATTTCTGATAATTTTTCGTTTATTTTTTTCATGTTATATTAGGCCAATTCGTTATCGTTTCGTTAAAACCAAAATTATCATCCGGATCAGCATTAGTTGGATCAGGTGTGGTAACAATTTTAGTTTGCTGTAATGGCGTTGTTTCAAGTGTAGAAATTACAAATGACGCATTGCTTACATCACCAACAACTTTATCTCCAACCTCAAGATATTTGTTTAACCCACCAACAATTAATGTACCAGTATTACTGTTACTGAAATAAAGAACAGTACCTTTTACATCACGGTCTTCAACACGAATTGTTTCAGAAAGTAAATATTGACTTGTACCATTAGCAAAATCAACATATACAACTTGTCCATCTAAACTTTGTGGTTGAACAAAAATATTGGTATTTGCTTGACGAATAATTTCACCAGACTTAATTGGCGGCCAAATAAAACCTTTGACTGTAAATGATAGATCCCACATTACAAGTCTTGTGCTTGACATGTCACCTTCATAATCTACAGTTGATGTTACTGAATTCAATATAACAGGTAAGTCATATTTTTGGTCCATACCAGGAATAAAATCAACTGTTACCGTAAAATCTGGCGTAAAAAATGGCAATATTTGTTCAAGTATTTGTGTACCATCTTCCGTATTTCTCACATATACTGATAACGAAAATTCAAAATTATAAGGAACAGGTGCGTATTGTGTTTTTAAAGCTGTTGAAGTGTTAGCAGAAAAGTTTTGAAGAGTTGACATTTGCTTACGAGTTGGATCGTAAGACAAACCATCTAAATTGAAAGATATTCTTGGTACTAAAGCTGCAATTGATTTTGTTAAAGTTGGATCTGAAGTGATGCGAGTTAAATACTTTTCTTTAGCGCCATAAGATAATGGCACTTTAAAATTTTCTTTTTGTGTTCCACTTTGTGTTGTTCTTGTAACTATAATGTCATTAAACATTGTGCCAAAAGCTACTACAACTTTTCTTATAGTACGGTGACTAAAAAATGCGTTACCTAACATTAAGATTCACCAAATGGGTTAGTTTCTGTCCAATCAAGAATAGCATCACCTTCTGTTTCAATTCGATTATTATCAACAATATCTTCAAAAGCATTGTCCATTGTAGCTAAATCAGAAATAACATTTGCCAACCAAACTGCACCAGAATTGGCACCAATTACATTTGCTGAAGTAAATGTTCCTTGAACACGAATAATATTTAAATATTTACTTGCATTAACAACATCAGAACTTTGTACAATGGCTTGTGCATTTGCTGCAGCAAGACTTGCACCTTGATACACTATTTCACCATTAGCGTAATAACCAGAGCCAGTTGATAATGTAATTTTTGTTCGACTATAATTATCACGAATTTGCTCATCAATTTCTTGAAAACCAGTTTCAACAATTTCATTAGAAAAAACAAACTGTTTTAATTTGAGAGCGTAAACATAAACATTACCACCACGTCCACGACCAAGAGTGTAAAACATTGCTTGGTCATTTTCGTGTTCTACAAAAGTAATTTCAAAAAAGTTTTTCAATAAAGGTATGTAAATTAAATCGCCTTCATTTGGTCTTATTAAATTTGAACTTGATGTAGCATATTTGAATCTACGGCGTGAAACTAATACAGTAACTTCATCACGAATCTCTAAACCAAATTTAGAAATAAAATCACCCTCGCCATCCATACCTGTTACATTTTCAAGGTATACTTCAATTGGATGTGCAGTCAAATATTCTTTAAGTGTATCTTCCCCATAGATGTAATCAACTTCATTATTTGCTCGAACAGTTCTTGGCAAATAATAAACATCCATGCCATAAATTTGTAATGCCTCAATAACCAAATCTTCCACAAGAAGTTGTTCTTGTGTTATCTGATTTTGTGGAAAATGGTTGAAGTAAAAATTAGTAGGCACAAATTATCCTGTGAAGATTTCACTAGGCATGCTAGTCGAGTTGTACATCTGTTCTTCTAAGTTTTTAATTTCTTCAATAGCTTCATCATAAATTTGTTGACCGTTAAGTGTCACGCCACCTGGCATTTGAATACCAGCAAACTTTTTGAGATTAGATCCCCATTGCATTTTAATTTTTGCTGTGGCATAAGCCTTTAGAAAACGATTGTCAAAAACATCAGTTAAGCCAGTTACTGTCATTGTTGCTGTTGCATTTGAAGCTGCTGGTGCCGAAGTAAGTGTGATGTTTGTTGGTGAATTAATTTTTCTTACTTGAAGTGATTCGGCACCAAAAGTTACAAAATCGTTTTCAACAATTTCTTGGTCAAATTTTGTTCCTGTGCCCTCAACTGTCGTGTTACCAGAAACAAGGTTTGCTGTACCAGTTAAGTTAACAAGTTCTGGATTCATTTTGCGGTAACACTCAACAATTACATAATCACCAACTTCCACATCTCTTGTCCAATCAATGTCTAAAAATACTTTATTCTGCACACGATTGAATCTAAACTGTGGTGTGCCAGAGAAAAGAAGATTGAGTGTTCGTATGTGTTGCATTGTAATTTCATATGACACATAAGAAACTGAGGTGAAATCATACAAGTCATGTAATCTCAGTTGGTATCTGAGGTCAAACATGTTAATTGATGAATTTGAATCATCGAATGGTAGAATGCCAGTCACAAAAAGAACCGCATCGGGAGCATAAATCCAACGGCGGTCAATGTCGGCTTGCGTAATTTGGTGTTTCATATAGAGTTTTTCTGTACCATCATAGTGGTAATCATAGAAAAAACTCAAGGCGTCATCGATACGATCTTCAACTTGATCGTCATCTATGTTAATATCGATGACTGGCCAACCTAATCTTCTAAGACAATAATCTTTGAATTGTAATCTTGTTGTTGGAGCAGCCATAAAAGTCCTTTGTTTATCGTGTATTTATCTCACAAATACTTTAGAATTTTTGCCGGTTTTACAAAAGCCTCCTCTCTATAATCACATTGTTCCCACCACCAAAATTGTTTCTCACGCAAATACGAACGGTCTTTTAGAAGATTTATGTTTTCTGGATGACCAAATATATTTGGATCTGATTGGCCAAAAAGCACAATACCTGGTTTACCACAGTCCCATGCTAAATGTTGAAAGAAACTATCAACCGAAATCCATGTTCGACACTCATTAATTAAAGTTCGAAGGTCGTTTAATGATAAATCTTTACGAAAATCTTCAACCAATTGTTCTTCACTATCGAGGCCAACTTGTATGATTGGTTCTTGAATAAGAGATATTAATTCTTTCCAATATGGATAATTTTTTGGATTTTTTTTACCATCTCTAAGTTCTTTTGAGTACGGAGAAATAATAATCATTTTACACCATACATCTTTCTGAAAGCTTTCTCTAAAGATTCTTTCCAGTTCCATTGATCCATTTTTTTGTAAATGCTGTAACAATCTAAATCACCAAACAAATTCATAGCATCAGCGATGCTTCTACCAGGAATTATTTCTGGATAACAAGAAAATACTTCTGGATTTTTTATAAGTGGTAGAACTTTAGCAAACACTAAATGGTCACCCATACCGGAATCTAGTACAACAATTGTTTTGTCTTTGTATTCCAAATAATTTCTAAAAATGTATTCATCATGTTCAAACATTTCTCTTTGGAATGTTCTGATGCCGCCTTGCCTATTTTTTAAATGCCAAGTCACAGTATTGGGTACAACAAGAAGTTTATAACCCTTTTGTTTTAAACCAAAAGTAAATAATGTTTCTTCACGATGAGCAACTTGAGATAATCCTAAATTATAATCGTGAATACCGGATCTATAAAGAAAAGAACAATGTAAATGATCCACTTCTTTTACTTCTTTGATATAATCCCATTGAATACTTTGCTCTTCAATGTTATCAATTTTGCCAGTGGAATTTAGTCCTTTAACAAATGGCGGCGTTAATACAGAACCACCAACTGCACCAATTTCCGGTCCAGTGTGTTTATAAAGATTTTCTAAAACATTTGGTTCTGCTACTGTATCATCATCTAGACGCCAAACCCATTCGTAACCCATGGTGTTGGCCATTTGATGATTAAAATGTTGGCCTTTTTTCTGACCAAAAATAACTTGCCATTCGATATTTTTTTCATCCAACATTCGAAAAAGATATTCATAGTGTTGAATTTCTCGGGTGTCTTTTGGTGTATCGTTGTCGTCAAAAATTACCAGTTTATTTGGTTTTAAAGTCTGTGCAATAACAGACTGTATAGCCATTGGTAAAGTTGTATCATAACGACCTCTAGTCGAAATAGAACATAATATACTTGTCACTTAAAAGCTTCCACTGTCAAAAACAAATGATGTGTTTCATTCATAACATATTTAGATGCAGGTCGAACACGATTAACTGTTTTAAAACCTGCCCATCCAAGATTCGTTCTAAGTTGTGTTTCAGTAAACAAAAACTTATGTGTTTGTCCTGGTATCCATGCATGTGCAAAGAAATGTCCATACAAAAGAATTCGCCATTGTTCAATGTCCATACCGGTAGATGGATTACCTTCAACAAATGATCGGCAAGTTTCTAAAAAGTCTGGAGTTTCAAGATATAATTTGCCGCCAGGTTTCAACACACGATACCATTCTTTGAGAACTTCTTGTATTTCAAAAAAGTGAAAGTGTTCAATGATATGAAAGGCCTTAATTTCATCAACAGTATTGTCATCATATGGTAGTTTTTGTACATCAAAACGCACATCACATTTAGCATCTTCTGGTGCATATAAATCAATGTTGATGTATTCTTCACCATAGTCATGGCCACAAGCTAAGTGCAACTTTAATGATGGCAACTGTTGATGCTTTTGCCAAAATAAATCCATTTTTGAAACACCTCTAGATGCTTCGGTGTTGTTTCGAACCAAATAACGAATAGTAATTTCTGAATCTTTAAAGAACACATGACCCTTTTCATGCAATCTTAACCACATGTCCCAATCTTCAACACTGTTTAAGTTGTCATCAAATTTTTCATTCAAAAAACACCGTGCATTAGCAACTACACTTGATATCCAAATAAAATTGTTGTGTCTTAATTGTTTACCAATAAATGTATGTGGCACAACAATGTTATATGGGAAAAGAACATTTCCATTTTCATCGCAGAATTGTGGTGTCGAATAAACAACATTACAATTTTGTGTTCGTAAAGCTTCTAAAGCTCTTTGTAAATGATTTGGATACCAAGCATCATCTGAATCTAAAAATGCAATGTACTCACAGCCTGTAGCAAGTGCCGTTTCAATTGCTCGGTTTCTTCCATAAGATTGGCCTTTATTTTCTGTACCTTTAATGTAAACAACAGAGGTGTTTCTAAATAAAAATTCTTCTAAGCCTTTTTCAACACCGTCAGTTGAACAGTCATCATATATAAAATGAACAACATTACTCAACCCTTGCGTTCTGACAGAATTAATGGCATGAAAAATATGTTCAATGTCATTGTATAGTGGCGTTATAACACCAATTTTGGGATGATTCATATTCTTTTCTTTTCTCCAATCTTCATTATACTTATTCGCAACTCTAAGTGCGTTTCTCAAAAATATCTCTTTCCAATTAGGCACTAATTCAGAATCGTGAACTGTACCTTCGCCAAAGTGGTAAATTGGAAAAGAACCGGTAAAATATTTTTTGTCGAGCTTTATTTTACTTGAAACTTCGACAACTTCAAAACCTGCAGCCTCAGTTAAAATACAAAACTCCATATCTTCGCCCGAACCAGTGCCGTATTCTTCATTCAGGTAACCAATTATATCAAACACTTTACGGTCAATCATTACACAAAAGAATACCGCAAAATTTTTTTGCATTACCCGTGAGTATTCTTTTACTACACAAGTTATACCACATTTTGGATTGTCAAAGCCAGATGCTAATAAATTTAACCAAGTATTTTTTTCTTGGTTTAAAAACTTTGTGTCGTTGTTGAGTAGAATTATTTTTTCACCAGAAGAAGCTAAAATACCAAAATTTGTAGCTTTTGGATAACCAAGTGGTTCATCAGACCAAACCACTTTTAGATTTGGCATGAAAGATTTGAGATTGTCTAGGTATTCTTTTGTATTGTCAGTACACCCATTAGCAGATACAATTATTTCTACGTCTTCTAAATCGGTATACTGAACAATAGACTCAATACATGGTCTAAGAAAATCATCACAATGATTGTATGTCGGTATCACCACACTATATTTCATAATAACTCCAAAATTTTATTTCTTCAATCTATCAACTTCCTCTTTTAGTTCTTTAATAGCTTCAATAAGAACAGGAATAATATTGTTATAAGAAACTGTTTTCACACCATTGCTATTTTTTCTAACAGCATCGGGGATAATATTTTCAATTTCTTGAGCAATTACACCAAGAGATTTAATTTTTGTGTCTTTCATTTTATAAGACACGCCACGCATATCTAATACTTTATTTAGCGCATTTTGAATTTGATGAACATCTTCTTTATAAGCAATATCAGAAAGTGTATTGAAATCAGTAGCACTTAATTGACCAGTTGATGGATTAAAATATAATTTCGTAGTAGATACTTCGGCAGTTTGATTTGAACCATTAGCTGCAACAAAGACTGGATAATGATCCGCAGCAGTTGTGGTGTCATCAGTTGCATTAATTGTTGTCGAGGGACCTGCAGCGCCAGAAATGCCAGAATAACCAGAAATGCCAGAATAACCGGATATGCCTGAAAATCCTGAGTAACCTGAAATACCTGAGAATCCTGAGTAGCCTGAAATACCTGAATAACCTGAGATACCTGAGTCTCCAGAATAACCGGATATGCCTGAGTAACCAGAGACACCAGAATAACCGGATATACCAGAATAACCAGAATAACCAGAATAACCGGATATACCTGAGTAACCTGAAATACCAGAATAACCACTTGGACCAAGATCACTAATTGAAATGGTACCAACCATACCACCGTGATATTGGCAAATATAATATAATGTGCTCGGTGCATCATACGGCACAGCAAAAATAATTACGCCAACTGCTGCTCCGTTATTAGTTACGCCACTACTATATGCGCTACCTGTGCCTGTAACCGCAGCAGTTTTAATCCAAAATGGATGACCCGATGCGTTTACATTAAAAATATAAGAAAAACCACGAAGCAAATATAAAGTTGGATTATTTGATCCATCAATTACATATGCACTAGCTCCGCTGTTTGTTACAGAATACGAGCGAGAGCCCATATAACCGGAAATACCTGAGTAACCGGAAATACCTGAGTAACCAGAGTCACCAGAATAACCAGATATACCTGAGTAACCTGAAATGCCGGAATAACCAGACTCACCAGAATAACCGGAGATACCAGAATAACCAGAATAACCTGATATGCCAGAAAAACCGGAGTAACCGGATATGCCAGAAAAACCGGAGTAACCGGATATACCTGAGAATCCTGAGATACCTGAGTCTCCAGAATAACCGGATATGCCTGAAAATCCTGAGTAACCTGAAATACCTGAAAAACCGGATATGCCAGAAAAACCAGAATAACCAGATATGCCAGAGAATCCTGAGTAACCGGATATACCAGAATATCCAGAATAACCAGATTGGCCAGAATATCCACTAGAGCCTGGATTATCACCAGAATATCCAGAATAACCAGAACCACCTAGGATACCATCTTGGCCAGAATATCCAGAAAAACCAGATTGACCAGAATATCCACTAGAGCCTGGATTATCACCAGAATATCCAGAGTAACCAGATATACCTGAGAATCCAGAATAACCCGAAGTGCTATCACCAGAGTATCCTGAAATACCAGAATAACCAGAAATGCCTGAAAAACCCGATTGGCCTGAGAAACCAGAGTAACCAGAAATACCTGAATAGCCAGAGTAACCAGAAATACCAGAGTAACCAGATATGCCAGAGAAACCAGAGGGGCCAGGGGGCCCAGAAATGGTTTGGCCAGAAAATCCAGAATACCCCGAAATACCAGAGTAACCAGAAATGCCAGAATAACCGGATTCACCAGAATATCCGGAAATACCGGAAAACCCGCTTATACCACTGTAACCAGAATATCCAGAAATACCAGAATAACCAGATTGACCAGATTGACCAGAAAAACCACTGAAGCCAGAAATACCAGAATATCCTGATATACCAGAATAACCGGAGACACCGGAGTGACCGCTAAAACCGGATATTCCAAAACCTAATAAACTACTTAGTGTTACGCTCATTTTAGTTTCTTATAAATGTCGTTGATTATTTCTTGTTGTTCTTTAATAGCCTCAATCAAAACAGCAATGATTCTGTTATATGAAACTGTCTTCGAACCATTACTATTTTGAGACACAACTTCAGGCATAATTTTTTCAATTTCTTGAGCGATAACACCCATTGATTGTTCCTTCGAATCTTTCATCTTGTATGAAACACCACGAAGGTCTAATATCTTATTTAGTGCATTTTGAATTGGTTGAATATCTTCTTTATAAGTTAAGTCTGAGAGTGTGTTAAAATCGGTAGCACTTAATTGGCCAGTTGAGGGTCTGAAATAAAGTTTGGATGATGTTGCTGTTGCAGTTTGATTTGAGCCGGTGGCTGCAACAAATACTGGATAAAAATCTGAAGCTGTAGATGTGTCATTTGTGGCATTAATTGTAGTTGATGGACCAGAAGCACCAGAAATACCAGAATAACCTGATATACCTGAGTAACCTGAAATACCTGAGTAACCGGATATGCCAGAATAACCTGAGATACCAGAGTAACCAGAATAACCTGAGAATCCTGAGAAACCGGAAATACCAGAGAATCCAGAGAAACCGGAGATGCCAGAGAATCCAGAGTAGCCAGAGATGCCTGAGAATCCAGAGAAACCTGAAGTGCTGTCACCAGAGTATCCTGAAATACCAGAATAACCGGAGATACCAGAATAACCAGATATACCTGAGAATCCACTGAAACCGGAAATGCCTGAAAAACCACTAAAACCGGATATGCCACTGAAACCAGAGTAGCCAGATATACCTGAGAAGCCGGAGATACCTGAGAAACCACTGAAACCAGAAATTCCACTGAAACCGGAAATACCTTGGTCACCCTTATCACCCGTTACTGTGAATGTGGCAATAACATTTGTGCTATTGGAAAATGGTGTATCGATACCAGAAACGTAAGAAATTGGTACATTGAAGTGTTGAGCAGATTCGGTGTGTGTACCTGTAATAGCATAAATTACGAAATTAAGAGTATTTGCTTCTTCAGTAATCTTGCTGTAACCTTTAATTGAACTGCTAGAGTCGTCAATGGTCTGTAAGAACGATGCAATATTAGAACCGAAACGGTCAAGATCGTGAATTGTTAAAGTTGTTGCAACAGATAAAGAAGCGTTATTAACATTCAAACGGCCAGAACCTGGATCTGTTGTTAGTATTCTTGTGTCGAACTTATAGTAAAATGATGCACCACCGAACTGACCATCACGGCCGGAATAACCAGATGCACCAGATATTCCTGAGAATCCAGATTGGCCCGAGAATCCTGAGAACCCACTAAAACCGGATATGCCTGAGAAACCGGAATAACCAGAGATACCTGAGAATCCAGAATAACCAGACTCACCAGAATAACCGGATATGCCTGAAAATCCTGAGTAACCGGATATACCAGAGAATCCAGAATAACCAGAGATGCCTGAGAAACCGGAATATCCTGAGATGCCTGAGTAACCGGATATACCAGAATACCCGGAAATACCAGAGTACCCGGATATACCAGAATATCCTGAGATGCCTGAGAAACCGGATATACCTGAGAAGCCCGAGTAACCTGAAGTGCTGTCACCAGAGTATCCTGAAATACCAGAATAACCGGAGATACCAGAATAACCAGACTCACCAGAATAACCGGAGATACCAGAATAACCAGACTCACCAGAATAACCAGATATACCTGAGAATCCAGAGTAACCAGATATACCTGAGAATCCAGAATAACCAGATTGGCCAGAATATCCACTAGAGCCTGGATTATCACCAGAATATCCAGAAAAACCAGATTGACCAGAGTAACCAGAAAAACCGGAATAACCGGATATGCCTGAAAATCCACTGTAACCAGAAATTCCACTGAAACCAGAAATGCCAGAGAATCCACTGTAACCGGATGTACCAGAAAAACCACTGAATCCTGATTGACCAGAATAACCAGAGATGCCAGAATAACCACTGAAACCAGATTGGCCAGAATAACCAGAGATGCCAGAATAACCTGAAATACCGGAGTAACCACTAAAACCAGATATACCTGAGAAACCGGAAATACCTTGGTCACCCTTATCACCAGTCGTGACAAATGTTGTTATGACATTTGAATTGTTTGTAAATGGCGATGTTATACCAGAAAGATAAGAAACTGGTATTTCAAAGTATTGTGGTTGATCGGTACTTACATTAGTGATAGCAAAGATTACAAAATTAAGCGTGTTAGCTTCTTCTGTAATCTTTACTTGACCTTTAATTGATGAAGATGAATCATCAATTGTTTGTAAAAACGAAGAAATATTCGATGCAAACCTATCAACATCGTGAATGATTAGATTTGTTGCTGACGATAGTGTTGCGTTATTTAATCGTAAATAATTTTGACCGGGACTTGTGTTTGCAGTGCTTGTTGAGAACAAGTAATAGAAAGAAGCACCACCAAATTGGCCGTCACGACCAGAATAACCAGAGAACCCCGATATGCCAGAAAATCCGGATATGCCTGAGAATCCAGAATAACCACTTAGGCCCGAATAACCTGAAGTGCCAGATAAACCACTATAACCGGATATACCAGAAAAACCGGACATGCCAGAATAACCAGATAAACCAGAATAACCCGATTGGCCTGAAAAACCTGAAATGCCGGAATAACCAGAATATCCGGAAACGCCAGAGTAACCTGAAATACCTGAATAACCAGAATAACCAGATATGCCAGAAAAACCAGAAGTACCTGTTGATCCTGTAGCACCAGAATAACCTGAGGTACCGCTTTGTGCTACATCACCATTAAGTCCAGAGTAACCAGAAATGCCTGAGTAACCTGAGGTACCTGAGTAACCTGAGATACCAGAACCCGAAAAACCGGATCTACCGGAGTAACCACTAGAGCCAGGATTATCTCCACTATAACCAGAATAACCCGAAACGCCTTGAACGCCAGCTTTTACTGATACTCTTGCCATTTTTGTTTTATCCTTTTATCTGGTAACATTAGGCAAGACTGTTGCAATTCCCTCAAATATTCTTTGAATAGAATTGTTTGATGTATCATTCATTTCAACATCAAACACATAACGACCAGCACGAAGATTAGCAGTTGTGTTAGCAGTAAGAGTCATAGCAACATTACCATTTGCAGAATCAGTTATTGAAATGATAAAATCAGTTGCTGTAGATGAATAATAAGATTTTCTAATTTGAGAGGTTATGGTGTGATTAGACAAGCTTCGTGGTGTTCCATCATTATTTGTAACCTCAATTTGCAATGCAAAATTAGCACCCGATTCTATGTCTAATTCAATAAAATCTGCCAAAATACAGTCTCCTCTTTAGACGGTATTTAGTCAAAAAGGGAACTATAAATTTACAGATGTGATAAAAAGATTTTAAATGGGTGCGTTCATAAATTCTTTGTTACCAATTTTAGTGAAGCCACCATCAATTTGATACTTTAAATTTTTTCCATTGTTTAAAGCCCAAACGATAAACCAAGATAACACTGAAGAATCCATTTTTTGACCACACTCTAAGATTTCATAAAATTCAATATTATTGAACACTCTTAGAGTGACTAATGCGTTCGACAAATCTGGCCGCATCCACATTGGTAAATCATCTGTATTTAACCAATGACATTTATAACTTTTGCAAGGATCAATTGGTCGATTTTCATATATCGAACAAGTTTTTTGAAGAAAATAACAAGGTTTACCTGGATAAAAATTATGGCTCATTGCTGAGCCATGTAACCAACCTTTACAACATTCAGAACATCCATCACAAGTTCGTTTCATTTATAATCACCACCGTATCTGTGTCATCAAACCAAAGCATTTTACCATAACAAGCAATATTATAATCTTGGCCATTTTCATCAAGTTCTGTCCAAGAATTTGTTTGTATTTTCACATTTTTTGCAAGGATTTCTCGCTCGTTCTCAAACACGCGCCATACATGGAGCATGGAGCCACGACCCGGTTGTCCTCGTGACTTGTTGAACCGGATCGTGTAGGTGTTCACTCAGGACGGGCAGGCCACTGAATAGTATCCGGAAAACCAGGTTGCAAACGAATATTACGCAATGCTTGGCGATACTCAATCCACAAAGCTCTATCACCAGAAGTCATTGGAACATCAGATAAAACTGACCAATCGGATTCACGCAAACGATGTTTAGCATTTTCCCATTCCAATTGAGACTTGGTCATGGTCACTGGATCGGCCGATGCATCACCAACAATGACCCAACCCATGTCATTATAAACATCACCTAGCCAACTCAAATTACCAATCTTATCAACAAAGCCATGAAGTCCAAATATTGGTCCCCAGTTTTCAGGCAGTTTTTGCGGTTCACTTAAAGCTTCACCAGTTGATAGCTTTTTTAGTTGCCACAAGTTGTTCATTTTTGTCTCCTTAGCCGTTAAATTAGTTTGTTTATTTTATATATCCCACTAGGCCATCACTATCGACAAAAATCCTGTGGTTAATATAGTAATTAGACTTTTTGTTCTTCACTCATAGTCGAGGGATTAAGTCCAGGTTGCTCTTTAGGTATTGGCATTTCACGGCCTTTATATCTATTTTCAAAAACAAAATTAGGATGAGGAGGATGACTGCTTAATAATTGTGTTTGAGTATTGTTTGTTTCAACATTTCCTGTTAATAGATTAGATGTTTCAGGTAAAATATCTTTCCAAATTCTCCAACTCGAAAAATCTTTTCGTGGTTGTAAATGTATGTGACAACCAACTGCAGCGGCTAATGAATGTATTAACTCAATTGCCTCAACTGGTTGTATTATTGCATAAGTGCAAACTCCATCAGGTCTACGCATAGTCAAATCAATAGTTCCGCCAAAAGCAGTGCCCACTGAAACACTTCTAGCACGATTATTTAAAGCATCCATTTCATTATCAAGTTGTTGTTGTGTCTGTCTTCGTACACGTTCGAAATTTGCTTTGCGAAGAATTTCTTCCATTTCTTCTTGAGATATTAATGGTTTTTCATTAGCATTATTATTTGTCATATAATTTTTCCAATTTATTGTGGAGCCCAATTTATAGTTACGAAACCACCAGAACCGACAGTTATTGGATAGTTAGATCCTCCAGTAACGGTTAAACAGTTTCGTGCTGGAGCGGTAGTTCCAGTGTTTCCAGGATTACCAGGATTACCAGCATTGCCGCTGCCGCCGTTGCCATATCCACCGCCACCGCCACCGCCACCGTAGATGCCATAATCGTAAGATGAGCCTCCGCCGCCGCCGCCACCGTAGCTGCTGCCTGGGCATCCGGGTGATTGCAAACTGCCCCCGGCGCCGCCGCCTGGGTTGGCCCCGGCGCCGCCGGTTTGGCAGCTCCCAGCTGGAGCAAACCCTGGGTTTCCGCCGCCACCGCCGCCGCCGCTGTAATATCGAGGACCAAGATTACTATACGGATAACAACAAGTAACATCGAGGCCGCCATTGCCAGGACTACCTGCATTTCCTGCACCAGAACCTCCGGTTCCACCATTGCCGGCAGTGCCGCCATTGCCGGCCGCAGCATTGAAAGTCAATGCTGTAGTGGCGGTGCCAACATTGCCAGCAGATCCTGGATTACCAGCGGCACCACTACCACCGCCGCCAGCGCCGCCGGCGCCGCCGAACCCTGTGCCCGTCCATCCAATATTGTACCGATGTTGCATCACAAAGCCGCCGTCTCCGCCGAAGCCGCCGCCGCCGGGTTGACCAGCATTTCCCGGGTTGCCCGCATTTCCTGAGCCTCCCCGCATGTTAAGATTTACTTTAGATATTCCAACAGGAGCAGTAAAAGTACCACTTGAGTTGAATGTTTGCGTTCCGCCTGGAGTTAAGCTAACTCCTCCAAGCCTAGCGATTTTTGGTGTTCCAGCAGCCATATATTACCTTATTCGTAGTAGAACCAGCCAGTCACAATGTACTTACTGGTATTGCCTAAAACAGTGTTGCCACGATGTGCATGAGTAAATGCAGAAGGCCAAAGTACCATCAAACCTTCTTCTGGGCGAATACGAATGCGTTGATATAAAAATTCAGTTTCACCACCCTCATCTTCACCCAACGTATTTAGATACAACATGTAAACAAGAACTCTTTCTGCATGATTTCCATTACCTTGCTCACAATGCCAAACATGATACCCGCCGCCGGGATCAGTGCGTTGCATTTTCATAGCAGTACCAGTTATTTTTGCATTTCTAAGAATAGAAAATTGATCGGTGTATTGATCATAAGCTTGTTGAAGAACATTAAAAAATGTATCAATAGGGCTTTGATTATCTAATTTTTCTACATTCTGCACACCAAAGTTAAGACCTAACTGCATATCATTTTTACTGTGTTTGTAAGCGCCCTCACCGTGCTGTCTATTACTGCCCGCACCAGATTCAACAAGCCGCTCAAACTCTTTAATAAGATGAGGGCAATATTCTTTTGGAAAAGCGCCCCTATATAAGCCAATAAAATCTTTGTATTCTATACTCATTTAAATGATGGTCCTGTAATCCACGCCACAAGTGACTGGCGACTGCCGCTTGTCACAGGTGTTACTTGATGTAGTGTATAAGACGGAAAAGCTGAAATTAGTCCACGTCGTTTACGAACAGTTTGTGCTTCTCCACCTGTTACCACTTGAAGATTTCCACCTTCATACTGGCTAGGGTCGGTCAATTGAAGAACTAAACTAAGTTTTCGACTTGGAGATATTTTACCGCCATAGTCTAAGTGCCATCCATACATACCTTGTTCTGATTGATCATAATTAGTTAATTGTAATGCTTCACCAAATCCAGTCAAATCAAATCGATAATATTGTGCATTGAGAGATGATGCAATATGTCCCAAACGGTTAAACACCCAAGCCGTATCTTGAGTTTTTTCCATCCATGACACCTTAGATCGGCGAACTTTAGCAAGATCATTGTCAGCTGGATTACCTCCAACCTGAGCACGTTGATCAGCTTTAATAGCTTGTTCTTGAAGCCAATTCAATTCTTGTTCTGTAAAAGCATTGTCCCACCAAACAAAAGGCTCGACAAAGTTGCCATAAGGTGTTATCACATGCTGCATGAGCGTTCCTTGTGCGACACGATAAAATGGATGCATCGTGTTGGAGAATCGACATTGCTGCCGGTAAGTTGATGTTGCAACCACGAATTTGAAAACATAACCGTTCCTGGCACCATGTTGTTGAAATGAATAGTGTTGGTGGCGTTGGTAATTTCCGATTCTTGTACAAAATCCAGTTCGATCATAGACTTGTTTATACGAGTATCGTGATAAATTGGATATGTTCCGCCTTGTGGCGTTTCTAGAAAAAACCATCCACACATTTGACTGTTTTTGTGAACATGAACGTTGGTGCCAGGTCCTCGATTTACTTCTTGTGCCCACAGACCGGATAGGTAAAAATTGTACCGTTCGACTGCGTATCCTTGACTCTTTAGAAGGTCTATCGTAGATGAAAGAAGATAGTTCACTAACTCTTGCAACATTGGGTGATTGCCAAGATGTTCGGACTGCCTTAGTGACGATTGAATCCCGTGAACTTGTTCTAAGTGTTGAATGCATGTTGGCAAAACTTTTTGAACCAAATCTGGGCGTTCATCACGATAGACGATTGAGGGAAAATACGCAAAACCTTCCATTAATCATTAATATAATTAGCCAATGTTTGAGCAAAAGCAGTAATGTCAGCCGCTGATACATCACGACTGTCTACTGGTTTGCTACGAGCGTTTTCAACCAAAACTTCTTTTGCCAAGCGGACTGCTTCCATCTTTGCACGGTGAGCTTCAAATTTCATTTGATTGGCATGCCGAACGTTTTCGGCTTGTGTTTGAATTTCAAGTTGAGCTTGTTGTTCAGTGGTGAGAGCCATTTTTATTTCCTTTTCTTTATAAAACTATATATGTTTTGAAATTAAGCCTTCACATCTTTCATTGCAATATTACCATAATATGTGCTACCGGCATCTGGCGTAAAAAACACCCAAATGTCTACGCCGTTGGCTGCTGTTGTTCTTGATAGTGTTGCTGCGCCCCCAGGAAATCTGAATGCGCCGCCAGCCCAAGCTACTGTTCTATTAGCAGTGCCATCATTTGTTAAAATTAGTGTGAATGATGCTGCACCAGTTGCTACAGGATATCGTAAAGTAATAGTGGCATTTCCAGTTAAAGTTGCTGTAAAAACACCGCCGGTATAAATGTCAAGGTTTATTGCAGTGCCGGTGTTGCCTAAACCTACAACCGTGTCTGCATAACCAATAGCACGAACATATTCACCGGTTGTTACGGCATGTGCTCTTGCTAAAAGTGCGGTTGCGCCAGCAGAAATAGCGCCAGTGCCAGCGCCAAATAGATAACTGTTTGCTGTTAGAGTTGTTGCACCTGTACCACCGTTTGCTACGGTAAGTGCAGAACCTAAATTTTGAAGAACTCTACTGTCATCAATGACTGTAGTGCCCGCTACTTTGATTGCCATCTTCGCTCCTTTTTGTTAGAACTCGGCACTATATTTATAATAAAATTGAGCTCGTTTATTGTTTTTCTTTAATTTCTTTTCTCAATTCTTTTATTGCCTCAACTAAAAATGCTATTAAATTCAAATAGTTAATGCCTTTAAAACCATCATCTCTTGTTTTTACAATTTCTGGTAATATTTTTTCCAAATCTTGTGCT